TAACTTTGGTAATGCGAAAGCAGGCGCATTCCTCCCATCGGCACTTCGTGACCAATGGGTTTCCTGCGCTAAGGTTTTATGAAAACAAGGGATGAGATTCAAGCTGAAGCAGTTGCAGCACTAAAGGAACATAATGGTGGTACAGTTCATATTCTTACTGGTGGTGGTAAATGTAAAATTGCAATTGATTATATTTTACAGACTGCTAAACCGAATGATACTGTCATCATTGCTGTTCCACTAACTGTACTTGTTACTAATTGGATAAAAGAATTTCAAAAATGGACACAATGTGAGCTTAAAAATTCATTGATAACACTTACAGTTATAACATCTAACGGTTCTATTGATATAATAATTGATACAATACAATCATTGTATAAAGTTAATATGACCACAACTTTTCTAATTGTGGATGAAATACATACTGCACTCAGCAAAGAGTATAGTAACATTTTAACTAACATTAAATATAAAGTTGTAATAGGTTTAACAGCAACTCTTGATATTACTAAGCGCTTTGACAAAGAGAATCTTTATACACAGTATTGTCCGGTAGTCTTTAGTTATACTGAAGGTGAAGATGATGGAGTAGTCAATAAGACTAAGTTTGTCATTATAAATCATTATCTTACTGATGAGTTTCGCATAATGACGGGGTCTAAGAATAAGCCTTTTATGATTGGTGAAGCTAAACAGTATGATTATCTCTCCCGGCAAATAAAACAGGGTCAACAACTTATGGCAATGGCGGGTAGTGATGACTTCTTTACTGATGCGTCTGAATGGTTTTGGAAGAAAAGAGGTAATAAAGAACAGTTGGCTGCCGGACAAAAATATTTGTCTGCAATTACCAACCGAAGGAAATTTTTATTATCTTTACCATCCACAGCAGAAGTGGCAAAACGATTGGCTAAATCCATTATCTTAGAGAATGATTCTAACAAAGTTCTTGTTTTCTCAGAACTTGTAGCACAAATTCAGAAAATCTGTAAGTTTAATGTGTATGGAGAACAGAATGAATCAACTAATTCTGAGATTCTTCAGGCATTTAATGATGGACAGATTCGTGCTGTTGGAAGTTGTTATTCTTTAACTCTTGGTGTCAATCTTGTGGGTGCTAACACTGCAATCCTTGAAAGTTATCAGGGATCAGATACCAAAGCAACTCAACGCATCGGACGATTACACAGATTGGCAACAGATAATACTGCTACAATCTATATCATTAAAGTTATTGGAACTCAACAAGAAGCATGGTTCAATTTTATGCTTCGAGACTACGACTTAAGTAACGTAGAATACATTGAATCATCAAAAATCTTAATTAACTAATATGAGCGCACGAATGTCATTACTCGATTTAAGTGTTGATCTTATCTTTCTGGAATATAAGGTTGAGAGTTTGGAAGAATTACATTATCTTTTGGATAAAGAATTTCCAGAAGAACAATTCACGTTGGAAGAGATTTATAAGTGGCAGGAGTTCATGCGTGAATGCAAAGATTTGGAATTTCAACTAAATGAATGTTACTATGACCGAACTACGGATTAACTTAAACGCACTACTTAACTCTTCTCTTACAACTGATCAATTCATCATTCTTCTTCTTCTTTACAAGAAAGAATATAAAGCTGTTGAAAAATTGGTTATTCGTGCATTTGGATATACCGATGAGTATTATGGAGAGATTTATCATTTACTTGAAGAAGACGGGTGGATAAAGATTAACGGTGCTAAATTACCTCAGGATATTGAAGTCAGGGGAAAGTTTATTGAGCTTCTCTCAGAAAGAGAAGCTGGTAAATCTGAATCCTGGATTGATGAGTATCGTGATCTCTTTCGTAATACACGAAGTGGTAAGATGGGAGATAAAGCAGCATGCATTCGGAATATGGATCGTTTACTCTCAGCTTATCCTCAATATGGAAAAGAGGACATTTTGAGAGCTACGCGACACTATATCCGTACCTGTAATGATTACAATTACCTTACTCAGGCAGACTATTTTATCAGTAAAACTGATCTTAAGACCGGTGATGTTGTATGTAAGATTATAACATACCTGGAAGAAGTATCACATGCATCATTCTCAGAACCTGAAGATTTCTCTAAAACAGTTGACTAATGGTTATTGACGAAGTAATTTATAACATTGACAGAGGAAGGGAAGGATTAAATGAAGGCTTATACATGGGCTTTCCTAAGTTACTTTCTATTGTTCCAGGTGTACAGATGGGAACGGTTTATGATATATGCGGTGGAACCGGGTCTGGAAAAACAGCTTTCTCTCTCTCCAGCTTTGTTTTTAATCCTTATGATGACTATTTGCAGAAGAGAGCATCAGGTATTAATATTCAATTACAGATTGAAATATGGTCAATGGAGATGTCTGCTGCAATTCTAATTACGAAAGCTGTTGCTCGTAAGATCTTTAAGGAACATCATATTCTTACTGATATAAACTATATTCTTTCAAGAGGTAAAAATAGAATTTCTCAGGAAATGTATGACTTAGTATTGTCTACACGAAAGTATTTTGAGGAGATGGAGAATATTGTGCACATTCATACTGCAAGTAATCCTACCGGAATACATAAGACAATAAAGAGTCATATGCTTCAAAACGGTAAAGAAATTTATGAACCTCTCGAAATAATGGAGCACGGGCAACCTAAAATCATTCAGAGCTTTACAAGGTATATTCCAAATCATCCAAACAGATATTATATCGCATTGCAAGACCATGTAGCTTTACAGAAGCAAGAAGCAGGCTCTCCTAATGTTAAAGCGTTAGTAGATCGTCTGGTTAATTATATCATCGATGATAAACTGCGCTATAATATTACAGATGTGTTGGTTCAACAGATTAATCGAGCATCTGAATCAATCGATCGTCAGAAGTTAAACTCTATCGATATTCAATTATCAGATTTACGGGATACCAGTGATACTGCTCATGCAGCTGATTTTGTAATAGGATTGGCAAATCCATATCAATATGAGATTTCTCCTTATCGTGGTTATGATATCAGAAGACTTCAGGATCGATTTCGCTCAGTAAAAATCGTTAAGGCCAGAGATGGTCAAGCAAACATTGTCCTTGGTATGGGTTTTATTGGTGAAATTGGTGCATTTCGTGAACTTCCTTCAGGTAAACTTATGACGGAGGATGATTATAAAGCAATTCTTAAACCACAGAAAGCTTATACTAATTGAAAAATCTAATCAACTAACTTATGTCAGAATTAATTGCAATTGTAGGGGGATCAGGTGAAGGTAAATCAACTTCTATTGAAACTTTAGATCCACAAAAAACGTACATTATTAATGTTGCGGGAAAACCTCTTCCATTTAAAGGGTGGAAAGGTAACTACATCAAAGATAATCCAAAGGATAAAAGTGGTAACTATGTAGATTCCACTAATTCCACAGAAATATCTCATGTTTTAACTTATATTGATACACAACGACCTGAGATTAATGTAATTGTTATCGATGATGCTCAATATTGCATGGCTACTGAAGCTATGAACCGTGCTCTTGAGAAGGGTTATGATAAATGGACGGAGATGGCCAAGCATTTATGGGATATTATCAATACTGCACGTACTTTACACCGTGACATTAAGGTAATCTTTTGTTTTCATGATGAAGTAGTCAGTGAGAATTATGCTCCTAAAAGAAAAATTAAAACTTTAGGTGCAATGATAGATAAAACTATCACATTGGAAGGATTGTTTACCGTTGTGTTGTTTACACATGTATCTACCGACCCTAAAACCAAAGTTAACCTGTATCAATTCTGCACACAGACACAGGGTGGTACAACAGCTAAATCACCCAAAGGAATGTTTGATCTACTTATTCCAAATGATTTAGCATATGTCTGCCAAAAAATCGACGAGTATTATTCATAAACTTAAATTTTATACACAATGATTGAAGGTAATCAAATTGAGCAAAATCCTGAGAATATTTCTCAGGAATCACCAGTAACGTTGGTTAGAACTGAAGTTTTAATCCATCGTGGAATGGGGGAGAATGTTTCACAGTTAGCTAATCGATACGGATTGTCGGTGAACCAAATGAAAATGGCACTCATTGAAATGGGTGCACTTAAGGGTGAAGCAGTACATAACACTCCTGGTAAGCTTACTGAGCGTGAACAGAAATTTGTTAATGTATGTACAGAAATGGAAATTGAACCTGTACGTGCAATGAAATTTCTTGAGAAACTTAGTCTTACTTATAAAACAGGCAGACGTACTGTTACTAAAGAAAATTCAAAGAAATATGTTATTATTTAACTTAATCAGTAAAGAACATGGCAGTTAATGGAAATCAAGGTGAAGTTGTTGTCCGTAAACCTTCTCGACAAATCTACGGTATTGCTCCCTTTAAAGTTGTAGCTCTTAATGCTTCAATGGAGCATCTTATTGAACTCGGAATTCCTGCAACAAAGGAACCAGAAGAACTTTCAAAAGATGGAAAGCGTATTATTAACTTTTATCTTAAAACCAATCTTCCGGAAGTAAAGAAAGAAGGATCAGTTGATAAAAGTCTTGAAGAATTAGGACTTGAGACTCAGTTGATTAATAAGTTGACGTTCTTTCTCAGTGATGCTTTGAAAGGTAGTAAAGATGGAAGTACAGCTGTATGGATCAATTCTTTCGGCTCTATTTGCAGTGCTCCTGCGGGATCAACACCTGCTGATAATACGTGGTGGAAGCATAACGGCGAACATATTGCTCGTGAGGGAGAGATTGAACTGATTCAGTTCATCAGATCTTGGGTTAATGCAGCAACTGGTGATGAGGTATTCATTGAAGATTGGGATGCGTTGCTTAAAGGTAATCTGACTGAACTTCGTGATGTAGTTAAAACATTTACTGATAACGTTGTAAGGGCAATGATTGAAGTAAAAGTTGATGACAAAGGTCAAGCACGTACTCAAATTGGAGTACGACACTTTGAACCTTGGAACATTACTATATTGACTCAGTGGGTTAAGACTTACAATAAAGTTAATCCTCCTACTTATTTTAGTTATGTGCTGAAAGAGTTTGTTCCTACAGCTCCTGTACCTACGGATGATCCTGAAGTAACTTCGGAAGAAAAGTCAGACTGGGGTTAATTATGATTAGAGGGCATCTAAATATCGATCAGAAAGCAATTCTTCAGCATGTAAGTGAAGAAGAATTATTCCGATTCTATTGCCCTAATTTCAAGAAGCTTGATGAATCATTTTGTAGTGATCTAAGAAAAGAATCTAATGCAAGTTGTCGAATCAGTGATTTTGGATCTTTTCTTCTCTACAAAGACTTTGGTTCTCAAGAGCCTGGAACTAACATTTGGGGTTACCTTATGCGCAAATATCAATGTAGCTACCATAATGCGCTTGATAAGGTAGCATCTGACTTTAATCTAAAGACCAGTTCAATTCTTTTACAGTCACAACCTCAATATGAGACTACTGTGACTCCGGGTAATAATGTAAATAGAAGAACTGTTCTAAAGATTAAAGTCAGACCCTGGGTGTTATCTGATAAACACTATTGGTGGGATAGATACGGAATTTCTAAGAAGCTTTTAAATGAATATGCTGTAAAGCCTATTTCACACTTCTGGATCAATGATAAATTGATGTATGCTGCCGTAAACACGTATTCTTATGATTATTACTATCATAATGGACGTTTCTTAAGGAAAATTTATCAACCTTTAAACAACCTTCACAAGTGGTGTAGTAATATAGATACAACTGTGGTGCAAGGTATTACAAACATTCCTAAGTATAATGATCTTTTAATTATCACAAAATCGTTGAAGGATATTATGTGTTTAAGGCTGCTTGGTTACTACGCAGTGGCACCTAATAACGAAGCCTCATGGCTTCCTGAAACTGTATGGACTAAATTCATTCTAAGATACCCAAGACGTATAATATTCTTCGATAATGATGAACCTGGTATTCTTAACGCAGAAATCTTTTCTGAGAGGTACCACGTACCTTATACGTTCATACCTACATCCGAAGAAACGAAAGATATCTCTGATTACATATATCTTCACGGAATTGATTCTGCTAAAAACTTAATGAGGAATCTATTATGATTCGTTTAAAACGATATGTCGGTACTGTCTCCTTTAAAGTATTAAATCAACCGTTAAAAACTGTTGAAATTGTACAAGCTTCAAGTGCTGAAAGCGCTAAGAATCTTCTTCAATCGAAGTATAGTAAAAAAGGAAGACAGTTAATCTCTATTAAAAACTTAAAATTAATCAAAAAAGTATAACTATGGAAACAAATCCTTGGCTTAATATTTTAAAACAAGCCGACGTAAATAATAAAGTACAGGAAAGTCGTAATGATGAAGATTCTTCTAAAACTGATAACCTCATTTATTACTTCGGCTTCGACTGTAAGAAAGTATGCCATAGTGAAATGATGAAAATCTGTAATAATCTTATTACTGTAGGAAGAACAATGCCGCGTAATGTCTTTACTGAAGAAGTTCTTAGCTACTTTCTTAACTGTGATCCTGATGCACTTTTTGAGTATTGTAGCCTACCTAAAGTTACTTCTAATTTTATTCTTGCTATTCTGATAGCAGATAGACATGTAAGACGTGATTGTGGATATGAATATATTGGAGAAACTGGAAGAAGCTTTGAAAATTCTGCCTTTGTTTATTCAGAATCAGCGTTTTTACAGCTTTGTGATGATCTTTTATTCTGTGCAAGGGCTAATAACTATGACGCAGTTACCGATTTAATGTGGCATTACGAGCTTGTAAAATCTCGTTTGTTTTTTGATGACGAAGTTGAACAAATGTATGATTTCTGCAATAAGGCTAAATCTGTTGATGAAGTTGCTACTGAATTAATAACAAAACGTTACGTTAAAGTACATGATACGTCCAGTAAAAAAGGTTAAGAAGTCGAATCATAAATATGGAAATACTCCATTGACTTATAAAGGAATAAAGTTTAAGTCAAAGCTTGAAGTATTTATGTACAAGCAACTCGAAGTACTCGGACAACCATTTGAGTATGAAGGTAAATCTTATACTGTAATGGAAGGATTTGTTTATCAAGGATCTAAGATACGCCCTATTACCTATACTCCGGACTTTCGACTGAAGAGATTTCCAGTAATCATTGAAACTAAAGGTATAATGTCACCTTCATTTCCGTTACGATTTAAGCTTTTTAAAAAGCATCTTATTGATACAGATGATGTGTGTGATCTATTTATGCCACGTAATCAAAAAGACTGTCTTGAAGTCATTAAACAAATAAAAGAAAAATATTATGTATGAAGAAAGAAGTTGTTTTATATCAATCGGAAGTACACTACTTTCTGTTGAAGGGCTTTATTCTAAAGGCTCTTCAGAATCTGCATTTTCAAATAATGGACAAACGGCACCAGTTAAACCTGATTTTGAAATTACCTCAGTTATGTTAGTGATGAAGAATGAGGATGCAAATACTATCTTATATACAGATATTACACAAATGTTGGAAGATATAAATAGTATTACTTGGAGAAATAAGACAGGTAATGATATCTTTGAACACATCATTAAAGAAGTTATTGTTACACTCGCACTTGAAGACATAAATTACTAAATCTGAGTTAAAAATGTCACTACAACAAATTACATCAAATTTCGTAGGATCAGAAGGTATAAAGAAGGAGATCAATAAGAATTCAATTGATATTGTCTTTGATATTCTCCAGGTATATGCCTATTCAAAACCTATTGAATCTACGGTTCGAGAGCTTGCTTCAAATGCAGTTGATGCACAACGAGAGAAAGAGATTGCAACCTTAATTCTATCTGGAAAAAAGAAGGTTGAAGATTTCTTTATTACGAAACATGGTAAGGAATATGAAGATAGTATGTTTGATTCTTCGTATTATGATTTAGAGTGGCTCAGTGATAATACTGATGTTGAATTAGAATATCGTGATAATCCTGGTAGTGGATTTTGTGATGAATTTATCGTCAGAGATTTCGGTGTTGGATTAGGAGGAAAGCGGTTAAAAGGTATTCTTCAATTGGGTTATTCCAGTAAACGTACAACTAATGAACTTATTGGATCATATGGTCTTGGAAATAAGGCTCCTCTTTCAACTCTAACTCCGTTCTTTACAATTCAATCAGCATATAATGGAAAGCTCTCTAAGCTGAATGTCTATTCTAAAAAGATTGATGATCTGATTGGCCCATTTAATCTTGAAACAGGAGAAGATAATCCATTTACTGAGTTTGAAGATGGAACTCGGATTTATCATGAACCTACCTCTCGAAAAAACTTTACGGAAATAATTGTTCCTGTAAAGAAGATTAATAAACAGAAGTTTATTCATGCTGTTGAATCACAGTTGCTTTATCTTTCTCATATTAAATTCTTTATTACTGAGAATGGTGAAACACAAAAGCATCCTTTCACAGTATCAGTTTTGTATGAATCTGACACAATGATTATTACGAATAGTAATCATTATGCTAAACCTCATCTTATTGTAGTAAAAGACAATAAATCTAACACTGGCATCTGCTATAATGAAATTAATTATCAGGAACTGGAGTTAGAGCAGAGGTGGGGAAAAGTAGGTTTAAAGGTTCAGATCAAAGCTGTTGGTAAAGATGAAAATGGAGAAGAGTATGTTATTCATGATGGAATAACTGTTACACCAAATAGGGAAAGTGTTGTTTGGAACGATGATACTAAACGATATCTTCTGCTGAGGATAAAAGAAGTTGCAGACGAGGCATCGGCTCTTATTGATAAAAAGCTCATTGAAGAAGATTTTCTTGAATGGATTACTAAGGCTTCCGCAGTTTTAGGAAGACTTAATTCTGATCCTGTATTATATGAGATTTCACGAATTATTGACTCTCATAATATTGTTCCTAAATACTGTAAAGATAAGAGTGTGACACTCAAATCCGGGGTAGATTTAATGTTTGGACTGTTTGCTCGGCGTGTTAAAATAGAACATAATTATCGTACTCAGGCAGATGTGATAACGCGCTTTGAAGTTCGATCCTTGACTGAATTTGCTGATATGCCTGTTTATGTTAAACTGAGGGATACTCCGGCATCAAACATTAAGGATCGTTATCTTACCTCACTTCATAATTCGTTTATATTACTTAATTGGGATATAAGGGATGATGTTATTTCAAAAACTTTAGAGAACTTACCTGATGAAGATGCTAAACAAAAGTTATCTAAGAACTTACAGAGGGCTAAAAGAATTTTTGAATATATAACAAATTCTGCACAATGTAGTTCATACGAGTTAATTGAAGTTCCTGACTCCTTTAAGAATCAAGCGGAAGAAGAGGAAAAACGACTTACTGCTGCTGAAGAAGCTGCATCAATGACACTTGCAGAACTACGTAAGTTAAATGAAGAAATTGTATTCTTTGGAATACGAAGAGATAAATCCCCTTATAACAGGACAGGACAATTAGTATGGGATAAAGCTTGTATGCAAATTTCTAAGTTATCACAGTTAACAGGTAAGATTTTCTATGGATTTCAAGAAGATAGCGATTTACTACGTGCTGCCTGTATGATAACGGGAAGTGAATCTTCAGATTGGTGGAATGAGAACCTTCGCTTTGTTAAAATTGCACGACAGAATGTAAAGCACTTTAACTTAATAGGAAGTCATATCAGCACCTTCTTTCAACAAATTTCTAATAGCATAATTATGGTGGACGAGAATATAAAAGAGTTCTTTACAGGTAGGTATATCCAAACTCACTTATTTAAAGATTCCAGGTTTGATTTTCTGGAAAATTATTCAAAAGTTAATCCAGAGCTTTATCAAATATACATGAATCTTAAAGATCAAGAAGCAAAATATAGTAGATGCAGGGGTTCACGTTTTGATTTAACAAGTAATTCACTTGCTGAACACGTGATTTTTGACAGATTATTGAAGTATGAAGAATTTCAACTTTTTGTGGATAAACATTCAGGTGATAGTGAGAAGATTA